GGGTCGTCATCCGCTACCAGACCCAGGCCTGCGCCCCGACGACGACCACCTCGGGGGACTACACCGTCGTCAGCTTCTCGGTCGGCTCATGCAGCTGGCAGGTCCCGGCCGGGGTCACCGAGATCGAGTACCTGGTGGTCGGTGGCGGTGGTGGTGGTGGCGGCGGTGCTAATAACTTTGGTGGTAACGGCGGTTCGGGTCAAGTCGTCATTCGAGCACTTACGAGCGACCTTGCGAAGTTCACCGTCACGACGACCGGGTCTCCGGCGACCGGAACCTCTGGTTCTTACACTTACTACCAATACACCGCTACCGGAACGTTCAGGATCGACTAATGGCACATTTTGCGAAAGTAGAGAACGGCGTAGTCCGAGAAGTAATCGTCGTCAGCAACACCGACGCACCGACCGAAGCAGCCGGGAAAGCGTTCATCGCGTCGATCGCACTCGAAGGCGAATGGATTCAGACCAGCTATAACTCGAACCCGATCGAAGGTCAAGATCGCGGAAAGTACGCCGGAATCGGCGACCTCTGGGACGGCGAGAAGTTCACTTCCTCAGGAGCGCAAAATGCCTAGCCTTACACCTCAGCAGAAAGCCGCGCTCGCCTCCTATCTGCGAAGCGTCGTCGGCGCGATCGCCGCAGTCATAGCAGCCGGGGCGACCGACCCGGAAGACATCCTGAAGGCCGCGATCGCAGCATTACTCCCGCCGATCCTTCGATGGGCGAACCCGAGAGACGCGGCTTTCGGTCGTGGCTCGTGATCTCCCGATCGTAAAGCCCGTCATCCCCGAGGGACTCAAGGGCGAGAAGAACGGTCAGCTCTCGAAGACGAAACTCGTCACGATCGAACCGTTCGGCAAGCTCTACCCGTCAGCTGCGGAAGCGTGGCGTCTCATGCGAGAAGCCGCCCGGCTCGACGAGATCCGTCTACGCCCGACGTCGAGCTTCGACACCTACCGCCCGCTCTCCGTTCAAGAGGCCGTCTTCCGTCAGCGCTACACGCAGGAAGTCCTCGAAGGTCGCCCGACTCGGACGTGCGAGGGCGTTCTCTATTGGCTTCGGCCCGGTATGGCGGCGGCGGCCTGCGCGGGGACGTCGAATCACGGATGGGGACTCGCCGTAGACATCTGGAACGTCGGGAAGAACGGTCGCCTCGAATGGCTTCTCGATAACGCGCTCCGCTTCGGCTTCTCATGGGAGCTTCAGTCCGAGCCGTGGCATCTTCGCTACGTCCTCGGCGACAAGACTCCGAAAGTAGCCGTATGACTACCGAAGTAGTCGTCGCTCTGATCGCAGCGTTCGCCGTCGTCATGGCGGGAGTCCCGTCGGCTTTCATCGAGCGCGCCCGGCGGGAGAACGCCGACGACCATGCGACAGTCAGGCGTAGACTCGATCGCATCGACGAGCACCTCGACGAGATCGAGGACTCAGTCGATGACGTAGCGGAAGTAGTCACGAGTCATCTCTCGTGGCACGATAAGGAGGAACATGAGCGGAATCTTAGACAGACTCGAGGCGAAGCGGACTCAGGTAGTCGTCCTTCGTGAGTGGCTCGAGGCAAGACCGAAGAAAGAGCGCGACGAATGGCTCGAAGCGTTCCGCCGCGCCGACCTCTACTCGTCGAGCAGCATCCTCGCACTCCTCGAAGAAGAAGGACTCTCGGGCGTCAATGAGAACACGGTCGTCCGCTTTCGACGAAAGCTCGAGGGCTATGTCTCCGCGCGATGAGCTCGCCCGGATCGCGGTCATCGAGGAGCTTCAGACCGCACTCAAGAAAGCGCAGCAGAAACTAGCGAAGCGTGAGGAGGATCGCGAGATGCTCGTCGCGACCGTCTACCGGGCGGCACGCGAAGCAGCTCTTGCGGTCAAAACTCCTAAGCCGATCGAGCCGAAACAAGACAAGCGAACCAAGAAGGCGGAAGTCGCGCTCATTCATGCGACCGATTGGCAGCTCGGCAAGAAGACTGAAACTTACGACGTCGCGACGTGCGCGCGCCGGATGGATCAGTTCGCCGAGAAAGTGCTCCGAATCACCGACATCCAGCGCCGGGATCATCCCGTCCGCGAAGCAGTCCTCATGCTCGGCGGCGACATGGTCGAGAACACCGACCTATTCCCCGGACAAGCGTTCGAGATCGAGGCTTACCTCTTCGAGCAGCTCTTCGAGACGGCGCGAATCGTCGAGAAACTCGTCCGCACGTTCTCAGCGAACTTCGAGAAAGTTCGAGTCGTATGCGAGTACGGGAACCACGGAAGAATCGGAAAGTACGGCGTACTACCGAAAGGCGACAACGTAGACCGCATGGCGTACCGCATCGCCGCCGAACGCACTCCCGATCTCCCGAACGTAACGTGGCAGATGAGCGAAGCAGGTCACCAGCACTTCACCATCGGTAACTACCGTGCGCTCCTCGTACACGGCGACGAAATCCGCAGCATGGGGCAGACGCCCATCTTCGCCATCATCAAGCGCTTCACCTCGTGGAGCTCGGGCGTCATGCCCTACTTCGACGAAGCCTTCATGGGCCACTATCACACCCCGCTCTCTCTGACGCTTCCTAACTCATCTCGGGTCTTCGTTACCGGGTCGAGCGAAAGCGGCTCGATCTATGCGACGGAGACGATCGGGGCGCTCGGCAGACCATCGCAGCGTCTTCACTTCGTCAGCCCCGAGCGCGGGCACTCGACCGCGGAGTTCGTAGTATGGCTCGACTAGACGCGCAGCTCGCCCTCGTCGTATGGCACGACGCGCACTCCGAGGAATCATGGAGCCGCCTCTCCGACCTCGACCCGGAGCCCTACGTCGTGGAGACCGTCGGCTTCCTTTTCCCGGACGCGAAGCCCGATCACGTCGTCATCGCGCAGAGCATGGGCTCGGACGACTCGATCGACTCGGTCCTCCAGATACCCGCCGGGATGGTCGTCTCCGTGACCCTTCTCGGGAATCCCCCACCTGCGAGCACCTAGTCCCTAAGATCGTCCTCGAGTCATAAGGAGGCTCAGAATGACCACAGATCAAGCACCCGCCGAGATGTTCCGCTACCAGCGGCTCTACGGCGTCACGGAGGACGGCCTTCAGATGAAGGTCACCCTCATTACCGATAATCGGGGTAGGGTGAGAAGCGCCTCGATCCAGATGAGAGCAGTCGAAGGCCCGGTCGGCGCTACCGACCATCCGTCCCTATGGTCGATCCCCTTCCCCCTGCGTCCGCTCATTATCGGCGAAGACGAGTTCGGGAGCGCATCGTGAACCCGATCGCGGTCATCTTGCTAGCAGCTATGGGCGTCGTCGGGACTGCCGGGATCATCTCCCTCCCCCCTGACTCGGCAGACCCGACGGCGTTCCCCGCCGACTTCCCCGATCCGTACGCCGACCCGTTCCTAGAAGCCCATCCAGACGCTTCAGGAGCCTCGGAGACGAGCGTTCCCGCCCCGACGGGCTACTGCCCGCCCGTTTACGACTTAGCCCTTTCTGAAGGCTTCACGCCCGACGAGGCGACGGTGCTCGACCGAATCGCTTTCTATGAGTCCCGCTGCGTAGCCGACATCATCGGTGACCGCACCGTCGGCGACTCCTACGGGATCCTCCAGATCCATACAGACACGTTCTGCGAGCCTTCGACCTATTGGCCTTCGGGCTACCTTCAGGCGGCGCTCATCCTCGAGTCGTGCGTCGAGCTATTCGACCCAGCGATCGCAGTCAAAGCCGCCCGGGCGATCTTCCTCGCTTACGGCTTCGAGGCGTGGAGCACCTACGAGAAGGCGATCGACTCATGACGCAGCTCGACTACCTCATGATCGGCGTCATAGCGCTCTCGTTCGTTCTTATGCTGATAGCGGACAGATTCCTATGATCGCGCGCGAAGAGTGGCTCCGCATACCGCTCGAGGCGCGTCTCGTCGAACACGCCTCGCACACGGAGGACGAACTACTTCGCGACGACCTCATCGCAGCAGTCCGGAAGATCGACGTCTTCGCGGAACGAGTCGCCGAACTGAACGTGGAGATCGTCAGACTCGAAAGACTCGCCGCGACACAGACGCCCTACTGAACACGCCGAAGGAGGCACTCATGGAAGACCTACTGAAGAGAGCGGACGCGCTCGTCACCGGAGACCGAAACAAGGCCTACGGGCATCCCTACGACGATTACAAGCGCGTGAGCGAGATCTACAACGCGGTCACCGGACAGCACCTCGACCCGGAGGACTGCGCGATGGTCATGATCGCCGTAAAGCTCGCCCGCATCGGAAAGCACCACAACACGAACACCGTCCACGTCGATTCTCTCGTCGACCTAGCGGGCTACGCATGGGTCTACGCGCAGATCCTCGACATCTGTTCCCGGACGGAAGTATGAGCTCACCCGAGAAGCAGAAAGGCGACCGGGCGGAGCGCGCCGTCGTCGAGTTCCTGAACGCTCACGGCCTCGAGGCTCACCGCATCCGCGCCGGGTCGCCTGACGACATCGGCGACATCGAACTCCACGCCGACCTCGTGATCGAAGTGAAGGATCGCGGGAAGGTAGACCTCCCGGCGTGGCTTCGTAATCTCGCAGTCCAGAAAGCGAACAAGGACGCAGCCTTCGGCGTAGTCATCGTGAAGAAGCGCGGCTCGTCGAATCCGCTCGAGTGGAGCTTCGTCCTCGACGCGCCCTCGTTCCTGAACCTCTGGAAGCGGATAGTCCCCGAGGCATGAAACACGCCGACGTGAGCCTCCAGCGGTGGGAAGTCGCCTACGCGATGGAGGAGGCAGAGTTCCGGGCGGCTAACGCGGAACGAGGCAACAAGCGCCACGGATCGACGAGCAAGACGGGACTCGCGTCGCATGACGCGCACCGCGCCGGGGCGCTCGGAGAACTCGCCTTCGGTAAATGGGCCGGGCTCGAGCCGCGCTTCTTCGAGGAGGACGCTCAACACGAAGCCGACTTCCCGCTCCTCGAGATCCGCGCCACGTTCCGCCCGGACGGGAACCTCGCAGTCTGGAAGACCGACATCGAGAAAACTCCGCTTATGGTGCTCGCCGTCATCCGCGAACACTCGGAAGAAGGCGCGATCGTCCGCCTCATGGGATGGGCCGACTCCGAGCAGGCATGGAACTACTCGAAGCCCGCACCGTTCCCGCCGCACCCGAAGCGCGGTCAAGCTCACTACTGCGCAGCATCCTCGCTATTCCCGATGGCTACACTCCTCAAGCACAAACAACAGATGGAGGCATGGTAAAAAATGAGCGGATTCTCTTTAGGTGACTACGTCACCGTCAACGAGCGACTAAAAGCGGCGTTACAGAAGTTCCCCGACCTGATCGTCGAGGAGCATCCGCCGAAGTTCGTCGAAGCACCGGACGGGAAGGTCTTCGTAGAAGTGAGAATGGTCGTGAGACGCGACCGCGACGACCTGATTCCTATGATCGGCTACATCTGGGAAGAGTACCCCGGTACGACGCCGTACACGAAGGGAAGCGAGCAGCCGAACGCGGCTACCTCCTGCCTCGGACGCATCCTCGGCTACATGGGCTTCGGTATCGGTAAGAGCATCGCCTCAGCGGACGACGTTCAGCGCCGCGAAACTGTGCGGCAAAAGCCCGACCCGCTCATCGTGAAGGCAGTCGCTAAAGCGGTGACGTATCCGAACGGCGACCCGGTGCTCGACCCGTTCACCGATCAGCCGCAAGTCGACGAGCCTCGCGAAGCCGGGGCGTCTAAAGCTCAGATGGGGAAGATTCGCGCGCTCGCTAAGGAGCATGGCATCGTCACGACGAAAGGCATCACAGAGGCGATCACGCAGCTCCTCGGACGCAAGATCGAGAAGCTCGACTACCTCTCGAAGCGTGAAGCCTCCCGAGTGATCGAGTCGTGGCTTCCCCCGGTGATCGCGAACCCTGCCGGGGAAGTCCCCGATCAGCTCGACGAAGAGCCGTTCTGAAAAGTTCGGTACTTGACTCCTATGGTAAACTTGTCTTAGGCAAGTAAGGAGGCCGAAATGAAACTCTCGAAGTATCGAATCAGTTCAGGGCATTATCGGGTCGGGGACTTCGTGATCTATGGCGGTAGCCGGATACGGTGGCAGGTTCGCGATGAGCAAGATGATCTACTCGAGGACTTCAGGACGCTGCGAGAAGCGATCAGGTACTCGCTCGATCTTCAGAGGCCGCGGACTCAGCTCGTCACTCGGACGGGCAACATGAACGAACTCCGTCAGATGCTTGGGTTCTAGTATGCGCGAAAATAAGTAGTAAGCCGATCTCATCGGTGCTTCCCTCAAGCGTCTAGAGGGCGTGAGTGAAAGTCTCCCGCGACTCATCATCGCGAGTTAGGCCGTCAGATAGCCGGGGAACGTGCGCGTCCCGAAGTAGGCGCGTCTAGTGTGATCCGAGCGATAATCGGACGGGAGGAGCCCGGGAGAGCTCTACCTAGCCGAAGGTGCTCGGGCTCGAGGTTCAGTCACTCACGAAGAACGAACGCACAGAAGGAGCAGGATCAGCCGAGCCCGTGAGCCGAGCCTCTGCGATGAAGTGAGGCGCGAGCGAGCCTGCGAGTGAAGCGCGACCGGGAGCGCGAGGGCAGGAGCCCTCGCATAGAATGAGCACGTCTCCGAAGGAGTCACTAGGTGAAGCGGACGAACAAGGCCTATAACTCGACATGGCGCAAGGTGCGCCGCATCGTGCTCGAGCGCGACGGTCACCGCTGTCTTGTCGGGATGGAAGGATGCTCCGGAGTAGCGACTCAAGTCGACCACGTCATCCCTCTCGCGTTCGGAGGCCAACCATATGAGCTCACAAACCTCCGCGCCTCCTGCGCCTCATGTAACTCCGGGCGGTCGAACAAACTCCGACGAAAGCCGTCCCGAGCATGGTGAAGCTCTGCCTCTGCGATCGAATCAGTCGCCCGACGTGCGATACTGAACGCGATGAGTAACATCAAGTTTTTCCTGAGAGCGACGGAACACCCCGACGCAGTCCCCGTTTTTATCTCTCCGAGTCAAGTTTTTGGGGGTCGCCGTGGCTAACAAGAAGCCGAACAAATCCGCCCATAACTCGGCGAAGTCGCGGCGATCCCTGAAGAATCCCGCCGAATCTCGGCGAATCCTGTCGAATCGTGACGCAGTCGAGGACGTCATTTCATGGCTCTACTCGAAGGACGCGCTCGGGAAGGTGCACTCTGCGACGGTCGCGATCGTAAGGAGTCTGGCGACCCGGCTCGACGACCCGGAGGACGCATCGAACGCGCGTCTATGGAAGGAGTATCGGGAGGCCGTGGATGCTCTTATCAAGGCGGGAGAGGAGAGATCGAGTGAGTTCGACGACGTACTCCGTAACCTCGAGGCCTCGCTACGCGACACGCCCGCGCGCTGAGCGCGAGAGCTTCGGCGGGAAGATCGGTCTTGTCGCAAACGGGCTAGGTCTTCCGCTCATGCCGTGGCAGGCGGAGGTCGTGAACATCTTCGGCGAGGAGCTTGACGGGCGGCCCGCCTACCGGGAGCTCGTGCTCACCGTCCCGAGGCAATCGGGGAAGACGACGCTCATCCTCGCGATCATGCTTCACCGGGCACTCTTCTACGGTCGCCCGCAGCGCATCGCCTACACGGCTCAGACCGGGCACGACGCTCGACAGAAGCTCCTCGACGACTTCGTCCCGATCATCGAGCGGTCACCGTTCGCCGCTCTCGTCGAGCGCGTCTACCGGGCCAACGGTGACGAGGCGATCATCTTCGGTAACGGCTCCCGGATAGAAGTCCTCCGGAACTCGATCTCGGCAGGCCACGGACGCACTCTAGACCTAGCGATCATCGACGAAGCGTTCGCCGACGAGGACGACGTCCGCGAGCAGGCTCTCCTCCCGACTATGGCTACGAAGAAGGACGCGCAGATCGTCGTCGTCTCCACCGCCGGGACTGAACGCTCCCTCTATCTGAAGCGGAAAGTGGATCAGGGTCGCGCAGCATCAGAAGCAGACATCGGCGAAGGCATCGCCTACTTCGCATGGAGCGCATCGGTAGAGGATGATCCGTATGAG